AGTCTTGCTTTACCAATACGAACAGGGTTTGGAAGATTTACAACAATGCCCTGCCCAGAACCCCAGAACGATGCATTTGCGTGGGTCTGGTCATTGCCGTCAAAGGCTCGATGTTTGTTCTTGACCGTGTGCTCGTTACGATCAACCCCCACCAGTCCCTCCACTTTGCGCAAATAGAAGGCAGGTGGCGTGACGCCCCCAGATATGACCGTAACGACACCAAGCATTACGCAACTCGACGTAAAAACATACGGCACGCGGTCCGGTTAAAACCACCCGTGCCGAAGTCGGTAGCTGACATTGTTAAAACTTCATTGACTGTCAACGACACTTTCGGTGCTGTTGCAGAGAAACCAAATCCATCTCCAAGCCTCATTAGTCTGGTATCGGAAAGAACTACACCGCTAACAGTGCCTTCAATTTTATGCCCGCCGCTACCTGTGGTAGTGGGTACTGCCCCTGCTCCATAGACCCTCATGAAGATATCATAGTCACCCGTCTCAGGAACCGTAAGCTGTATTGTTCCGCCACCAGTGCCAACATTGCCTGTAACTTCTGCCTCCGTTGACCCTTGGTAAACGGTGTATCTGTCAAGTCTCTCGAAGATGATAGAGTTGTTGTTGAACCCCGATCCTAATCTGGTGCTAACCAAATATTGGGCATTGGTGTCAGTTCTACGGAAGTGGAACCGCTCTTGCGCACCCGATACACTAAATGCCTCGTCAGTTATGTCCAGGTTTTGCCAAGTTGTTGTAAGGGTTTTGGTGCCAAAATCGCCCTCGATTGCAGTACCCTGTGAAAGAGAGTGCTGGCCTTCAATTTGGATTGTGCCAGTAGCCGCCCTGATCTGCATCTGCCGTTCCGCCGAAGACATACGAACCTCAATACCATCAAGGGTAACGGGTTCCTCATTGGCAGCTAATGGGTTTGCGGCAAGGGCTGGCTCTACAGGGACAACCTCAGTTTCTAGGATGTAACCAACCTGTCCAATGTCTTGATAGATCGTAATACGATAGGGGCGGTTGTTTATGTTGACCCCTTGGGTATTGAAACTGAAACCAACGCCCGGCGTATGCCAAGCACGGAAATGACTTACCGCGTCGTTGGAGTCAAAATTCATTGGTATCCAGTAATCAGTACCAGCGATGTTGACTTGGACCTCGGCTTGCCAACCAAAGGATGGATCACCAGTGTAAGAAATGGTGGTCGTGCCTGTGCCTGTTACGCCTGTAAGCTGTTCCCCGCCAATACCCCCTGTGCCGCTAGCTGTCGTATCGTCTTTGGCAGCCCAGTCGTCGCCCGCTTCGTTCGCGGCGTAGTACACAATAGTTTCAAAGGCATTTCCTGCCGCTGTATACGTAGCAATCGCAAACTCTTGGCCATTAACAAAAGCCGGAAGGACAAGGGTATTACCATTTGCAACTCGGTTTGTCTTACCGATCACAGCTGTGTCGCCATCAGGCAAGACCGTTTCGGTGACGGGCAACTCCACAACTGGCCCAGTCTTGACTACCCAAAGGTGACCAGCCCCCGCAATTCCATTGGAAACATAGTCAATCTGATCAGGGTTGATGCTTGGTGTCGCCTGATCGCCAGTGGCGATAGAATAATAGGCACCTGCCCTGTTATCGGGTGGCGTGTGGGTGGATAGATCAGATGTTTGGTCGCAGCCACGACTGATGGGCGAGTCAATCTCCACTGAGTGCCATTGCCGGAGAAGACATATTCTTCACCTGTATTTTCAGGACCGAACTGTACGGACGTGTTAACCGTGTTGTCCTCAAAAACTATTTGTGTACCTGCAACGCTTGAATCCTGACTGATCGAATAGGACTCTATCGTGCCTGAGGCTGTGCGGCCTGTTATCCTACCGATTGCCTGAACTGGTAAAACAAATTCCATGGCGGGAACGGTGGCAACAATGTCATATTCTACATTGCCGCGCAGTTCCATTCCGGTGTGCAGGTTCGTCAAAGTTGCATAGTAGACCCCATCCGTTTGATAGAAGAAACCGCCAGATTCTCTTACAAAGCGAACACTGTTGCCCGGACTCAATGAGATTGAAGAAAACGAAAACCCTTGGGAGCTAGATAAATTGGAGCCATTTCCGTCCAAGATGGTTCTGTTCAAAGCCCTGCCCGGAACCGTCAAGAAAAAAGCATCGTTTGCGACCTCAAACACATCACCTTCAACGGCATTGTTAGGGAAAAAGACCGTTCCCCCGGTCACTATATTAACTCGACCTTCCTGCAAGGTCTCCCCATCCGCAATAGTGACGGCCCTTGAACGGTCGAAATGGTGCTGATCAAGCCGCTGTGTGCTTGTTAAGCCAAATTTTGTAAAGGCGGAATCACCCGCGACCGAAACAACATCGGTTTCTGTCAGTTCTGCAACATTTGCACTGGTCGCAACTGCCAATTCCCATATGGCAAACGCTGCATCTGGAACATAAACGCCCTTTGGGTATTGGGGGTTTTGTGCGTCCCCTGTGCCAATATCGTCTTCGGACAGCCAGACATGATATTTTATCGTAGCTGACGCATCACTAGGAATAGCAGGCAACCCGGCGTATGTGGTCGAAACCCCAACGTATTGTCCCGTCTGAGAGGCTACATCGCCCCAAACCACTTGACCCGAAGCATCGACCTTCTGGACTTTGCCATTATCGGCAACGGTTGCTGCGGGAGCGTGGAAAGCACGATCTAATGGGTGTGCGTCCCAAGCGTCTTTTTGTGCCTTGGTAACGTGGATGTCAGCATCAGCAATATGAGCCTTGCTCAGTGGGTCTTGCGCTTCAAGAGGCGTTACACGAGCCGCAAGTGACGTATCGGCACCAGTACGCGCCGTGACCTCTGCATCCAGAGCAGTTTGGTCGGCTTTGAGAGCGATAGCCGCATCCTGCGCAGTTTGTTCAGTATCAGTAGAGGCAATCTCAGAATCTAAAGCCGTCTGATCAACTTTTGCATCCCAAGCTGCCTTTTGAGCGACTGTGACGTGGATGTCTGCGTCAGCGATATGGGCATCAATCGCAGGCTTTGCCGCCGCGAATACAGGATCGGTTTCCGCTGCCGTTGCCGCCGCCGCAATCGTGCCTGTTGCCCCGCTTTCACGTGTCCAGTTGATCGACCCATCAGGTTGACGTGCAAACGTGCTATACGGATCTTCCGCGTCCTGTGTGGCTTGGAGAGCATCGACTTGGGCTTGCGTAGGTGTCGCCGCGATCAGGGCGTCCTGAGCCGCTTGTGAAGTGTTTAGAGCGGCGATATCGGCGGCGTTGGCGTCGATATTGGTGTCTTGTGCCGTTTGAGATGCTGATGTTGTTGCGCCCTCAACTGCATCAATAAATTTAATAGCCATGTTCCTACCCCTTATCTAAATCCAATGTCAGCGCCAGCCGCGCCCGCCCCATATGCGGGGCTGCTGGCAGGCAAGCGCCAATCATCAATGTTTGTGGTCGTCGGAACGGTTAAGCCGGGATCGGCAAACAAGTTGCCCGTTACAATGTCCGCCCCGACTGTCGTTAGATCGGCGTCAAAGTCGGTTCCGTTGTTGTGGAACATACAGTTGTTTACGGTGCTTGTGGCATCAACAAAATATTGCGCCATCGTAGCGTTGAAGCTCTCACCGATGGCCGTGCCAGCATAGTTGGCAACGATGGAATTGGTCAGGTCAAAATCACTGAATGAACCGGGATCGAAAGCAGCATAAAGCAAGCCAGAATTTAGGCCTGTTGCCGAACCAAAGAATATGCAGTTGCCCCCCTTGAACTTACCACCATCCCGCGCTCTGACGGTTAGGAAGCCATAGCAATATTGAAGATCGTATTCTTGATTGCCATCACTATAGGCGTTGACAAAGCAGCGCTTGAGAATAGCGGATTTGGCTTGGTCATAGTCGCCGTAAATTGTCACTCTCTGCGTGATATTTCCGATTTCACAATCCTCTAAAGTGCTGTCTGCAAGGTCAACCAATTTGTTATCAGCGTGCATCATGCAGCCAATGAAAATGCACTCATCGGCTCTGGTAGATTGATTGAACGAATGCCCGACAACACCCACCGCCGTATCTTGGAAATCGCAGTCGATGTGATGCACAACCGCATTTTGAACATGCGCCCAAGACGATTTCAAACAATTGCGCGTCGTGATGTTTTCAACGTGCATGAAGCAATCGTTGTGGCCCGAAGCACCATCTTGGCAATCGTCAACATCAAAATCATAGGCGTAATACTGAGAGGTCAAATGAGCGCCCAGGCCGTTGCCCGTGCCTGTATCAAAGCCGGATATTGAGGTTTGAGCGCCTGTTCCCGTCATGTCGCCAAACAAGCGGATAGTATCGTTTGATGATGGGTCGATGAATGAACCATTGGTTCCCGAAACCCCTTGCACCGTAACGCCCGCTTCAAAATACAAGCGGAACTCTTGCGTTGTCGCGACTTGCGTGTAGGTCAGATCAGCGTGAGTGTAAGTTCCCGTCTTCACCAAGATACGACGGTTTTGACCATCAGCACCCGGCGCAAGCATCAGACTTTGAAGTGGCGCAAAATCAGCCCAAGGGGTCGCTGGTGAACCATCCGCTGCATTGGAACCCGTTGGATCAATAACCAAATCATAGGCCGTTGGTAGAACCATTGAACGCGCTCGTTTGCGCAGTATGCCAAATGTGTTTGTGGCGATAACCTCCACCGACAAAGCGCCATCATCCGTTGACGTGTAAGATGTTCCAGCCATTTGAGCCGTCACATCAACGCCGTTCATTTTCAGGACAACGGAAAGCGTTGGTGAACCAGTGTAAACACCTTCATTGATCGTGTAGACCGTACCAATTGGACCACTTGCTGGCGTGATGGTTGGTAAGGTTGTTGCTTGTGGTGCTACTTCAATAACTGGCGTTACTTCCGCAACACCTGTTGGAACGTTAATTCCGTAGTTTGTTCCATCCAGCAAGAACGAAACAGAAGAAACGCCTGCGCCAATTTGAATGCCTTCATCCCCATCAATAGTGCTGCCGACCGCCGCAGGCCGGAATGTCACGTTTGCCGTCGAGCCAAGAAGTCTTTCAGCAAACACATAATTTGCGCCCGCCTCTAATGTGACTTCGAAATCTACGTCGCCCGCGATCCAAACAGTTTCGCCATCTTTGATAACTCGATCAGCGGCAGAAGATGTACTTGAGATAGTGCGAGGTGTCGAAGGCGCGAAAGTGAACGGTTCAACGTTGGGGAGTGTCCCAAGATCAGCGGGGAGAGTTGCTGGAAGCGTCAAGGCTGTTGAGCTGAGATAAACACCAGAACTATGCTGAATTAGATGGTTGGCGGGGAAAGACTTATTTTCTTCTGCGGCATAAGGATCAACATATTCTTCATCGGCTTTCTTCACATTTGCAAGCGTTGCGAGATCAGCAGGAAGGGTGTTGGGAAGCGTAACGTTAGCCTCTGCCTCATACGGGATACCATTGTGATAAACTTGTTGTCCTTCTGTTAGGACTTGCCCCCCTTTGGCTATAATGGAATCAAGTTCAGGGGGGATTTGTGTAGACCCCTCCGCAACCTTCACGTTTGCCAAAGTAGAAAGATCAACGGGCAAAGTTCCCGGCAATGTAACGTCAGCCTCAGTCTCATAACGGACGCCATTATGAAGAACTTCAGCAGGATGAACTAAAACTTGTCCGGGCTTGGCAAGGTACTCGTTGACCTCATTGATGATAGCCGCTTGCGCTGCTGTTGCCCCTGTGGTTCCGCCCGAACCGCCGCCGCGTCTAGATGTATTCCAAGCGTTCATTGTGGTGTCTCCATGCGGAATTGCATCCTCAAATTGAGGATGTGAAATCGGTGATAATTTTATTTTCTATTATTCGGCAGGCGAGAAGTTAGGTTCAGCCAGTGCCATGGGAGCGTGTTCTGTATTCAGAACGCCATTAGTCTTCAGGAACACCCCTATTTCCCCTAAGAATGTCGCATCAATCTTGTCACGGGCTAATGTGAGTGCGATGTCATTCAAGTCGCTATCTGCCTCTATGATGGCGAGTGTAGCTTTGTGACGTGTGATAATGGAAAGCGCTTCGGGAACGAGGTCGGGGGTTAGTTCATCCACTTCCCACAACTCATAATTTTCACGACCACTCATCTTTGCCCCGGTGATGATTGTCTTCCCGCCTGATGTTTGGCGTTGACCTTCAAATATTTCGGCGCGTTTACAAGAAGCGTAACGAATAAAATGCATGTTCAATCCTAAAGAGTTGTAACGCCTGACCCTGCCGCAAATGCTCCGGTAAATCCTGCGGAATCCATAAAGCCCCAAGCAAAACAGGTAGCGCCTGCAACTAGGGTGTTGCATGAGCCATCCAATGACAGTCGATTTGCGTTTGTAAGGTTCAATTCCCCGCCGACGATGCAGTGATGAAAATAAACACTCTGGCAGTTAGTTGCGGTTGTTCCGCCACCGCCAATATAGACATTGTTGGCAAGCGCACCCGTTCCGGCATAAGTGCCGAAATTAATGAAGGTCCATCCAACAAGACCAAACAAAGTTGCTGTCTGCGTTCTGGCTCGGAACAGTTGAACGTTGAGCATCGTGCCAACACGAATGCCTTGCGGGGATGTTCTGGCGGTCCCATCCATAAACAAGCATTGCGCCCAGTAGGATGTCCCTAACGAGGAGATATAGAGGTCTTCATATTTTTGTTGATCAGGCTGGAAAGAAGCATCCCCCACGCAATTGATTGCGATTGAATTTGAGGTTGCAAATCCATCTTCAAGGAGGATTCCGATGCCTTGAACACCGCCGCCCGTTATGCCTGCACCACCAGTCATTCGAAAAGGCGAACCCGTGTTGTTATTCCAAACAACAATTGCTCCTTGAGATCCGCAATAGCTCTTGATCGTCTTACCAGCCATTAATGCAGGATCAACGGGGGTGGTCCAAAGCCATAGTCCTTGAGGAATAACTAGGCTGTGGCGACTTGTGTATGCGTTGCAAAATCTAGTAATTGCGGGACCAATATCGGAACCGACGCCAACGCCTGTGCGAGTGGTCCACCCACCAACCCCGTATTCTTCATCCATGAACTCACGTAAGTCACGCTCAAGTGCATTTGGTGCCGTGTAAACGCCTGTAGCAGCCGAGGCCAATTCCCAATCCGTCTTGAATATCTTCAAGGCTTCTTCGGTTGTGTCGTAATACAACATTCCCGCCACGGGCGTTCCGCTTGGAGCCGCCGCACTTCCCGCTGTGTCGTCAGCATGTGAGCCAAGGTGAAAGTTACCCGCCGCCGAGTTTGCCGCCGCTGTAGCGCTTGCCTGTGCCGCCGCAGCCGCAGCTTGGGCTTGGATCGTGTTTTCGGTAAACCCGCCAACAAGGATATATTCAGAGCCAACTAGCGAAAAGGCATAAGGCTTTCCCGCTACCAATGTTCCAGCGGGAGCCTCTGCGCCGGGGAATGCGCGAACGGGAACAGGAAGTTTGCCATCAATCGAAATTGTCACGGCGGCTGTATTTGTTGCCGTTGGGACCATCATAAATACAATGACATTTTGCGCCGAAGCTGACGCAAGTGTTCCAGTGAGAACATTCGCATCTGAACTCGTCATAGTGATTTGAGCAAATGTCTCGTCAAAAGCGCGAGGGCCAACCCAATCCGACCCATTCCAAGAATATTCACCATTTAGAGACTTGTCGGGGTCGTTTAGAACACTAAGGCTTGCTTCTCCTGCCGCCGCCGTTGCGCCTTGTGCATTTCGCGGAGAAGCTGTAGCAGATGCGAAGTCTTGAACCGTATAGTCAAAACCGCCTTCGCCAAACTCACCATTGACGCCATTCTCGCCCGCAGCTCCGTCTTCACTCAAACCAACAGGAGTGGTTGGAGTGGACGTGTCAGTATCAATGACCGGGGCCTCTGCGATGACGAACTGATAAGGCAAACTTGACGCGCCAATTGAACCATCAAAGCCTATTGACCGAGCACGAACCCAAAATGTTCCCGGTGATCCGGGCTCATTGATTGCTACCGCTTGACCGCATCCGGCGATGCTTATGGTTGATCCTGAAAAGTTTTCAGTCGTATCTGCGCGGACGACATGCTCAACTTGATAAGCGCCATCATAAACAGACTGCAAAATACTGATTGAAAAGGCTTCGGTTAGACCTTGAGCGTTGATCGCAGAAATAGCGGTTGGCTGAATATTCTGCTGTTCAAGTGTGAACTGGTATGTTTCCCACGCCCCGGGGAACTGATCGGCGCTGAAATAACGGACTTGCAACTCGTAGTCTTCGCCCATGACCAGATTATCAACACGAACACTATCTTGCAGAATGGCGCTTGAGGCAGTGCTTAGAACGCCACCTACAGGACCAAATCTCTTTTCACTTAACACGCCACCAGCGGGCTTTGTGAAGGAGATAAAAGCGCTTGAATCAACTGTCCGCCAATCCGTTATCCCCGTATCAACATCCGCTGTTGCGCCTGTCGTGGTTCCACCCGTTGAAGTATAATAAACAATCCCGTCTTGTGTGACGTGACTTTCTGGCGGGTACGTATTGCCAGCCGCGTAGACACCCCGATCAATTGAGACATCAGGCAAATCATCAGACGTTGCGACTTTGAAGTTGGTAGCAACCCCCGGCGCTGACCCTGTATCAGATAGGTTTTCGGCAACAATCGGATTTGTGAACCCGGCATCCTTTGGGCTGAATGTGTAAGCTTCAGGGTAGTATTCCACCAATCTCAAAGTTGCTTCTGAAACATCGGACTTCATCTCTTCGATGGATTCAATCAAACATTTCTTACGAACGCCCATCAACTGGTCTTCATAAATGCATGTTCTGCGGCGCTTTCCGTTTACTGGCTCCAGGAGTTTCAAATAGCGGTGATCAAGCTTTATGGTAGCCTTGAAATCTGGGTAATTCTCATGGAGCGCCTGCCATGCCAAACGCAAAGACTGATCGGCTGTAGGGGAGAGTTCAGTATAAAACTCTTCTAAGTCTTCACGTCCTCGCTCGTTTGCCCATTCCTCTTTGATGAGTGTTCCAGCATGTTGCCTAGTGTAACCATGCTCTTTGGATATAAAGAAAACCTCATATCCTGATTTGCCATCAAGTGCTCTTTGGTCAGTCCCCTCTTGAACGTCAACAATCCATTCGGGATCAATGACAAGATCAGGCTCGTCATATGGCGGGGAAGAAAATTCAATAAACCCGTTTGCCGTGAAGTCAGGGGATGCGTTGTAACAATCCAAAATCTTGCCAAGGTTATCGGCTGGTCGTTGGTTAAGATCAACGCGCCCGCTTATTTGGTAGCGTGGAGCTAAACCGTCGATTGTATCAATGACCTCATCGCAATAGTTCGCCATTTCCATAATGTTTGGAAGGCTATGAAGTTCCGGCCTATGCTCATATCCTTGCGGGTTAATGCAGAAATCAATCGCCGCAAGATGCGGATTCTTTGAATAGGTATAGGTGGTAACATCTGAGATGTTGGCGGTTGAAATGCGTGGATCAAAAAGCAACTTCCCACGCTGCGAAATATCAACATCGGGTTGCTTTGATTGAAAGATATTCTGATCGTTTTCGCGCTCAACTGGTTGCGCAAACTTCAATACGACATATGGATGGGCGGGGATTGTGTGTTGGTCTGTCCACTCGCCTGGGAAATCTGTGCTTAGAATGCTTGAAACTGGATCATCAACGAACCCACGCCGGGTTTCAATTTGAACTAGGCGGTTACCATTCTCTAGGAACGATGGCGTTGTGACATAGCCATCTTCCGTTGTTAGAACGCTGACTTTGTTTATTTTTACATCAACGACACTGTCTATAAGCCCTGAGCCAATAACCAAGCCATAATAGAGGAAGGCATTCTTGTTCTCATAGAAGAACATAGAACTTTGGACTTCAGCCTCACCATAAACAAAGAACTCTGGCTGTGTTGCATCGGTGTTCACACCCTTTGCTTCACTTGGATTTGAAATTGGACCTAATGCTGGCCCTGCTTGAGCTGTTCTTCGTGATGACTGCGCGTTTTGACGGGCTCTCTTAGCTGCCTTAGCCTGTTGAGACTGATTGTAGTACGAAAGTCCAATACTCGCCCCAATAGAAATCGCGCCGCCGACAGTCAGAAGTGTGGTTCCCGCAATGGAGATTAGCGGGATTGCAAGAAACGGCATTAATTCCACACTCCCAAGATTGGCAATCGCGCACGGCGGTATCGTTTAGGTCCAAGAAAGACCCCAAGATTTTCAGTTTCAGCTATGCCGAGAATTGGCCCAGCAGGACCATCGCAACAGATTATTGAGCCTGTAACGGCCCTTGGTTCGGACGATAGGCCGTTTCTGTGCATGATCTTCCCCGCCGTGGTAAGAAAGCCGCCTTGAGCTTCAAACCACGCCTGAGCGCTTATCTCGCAAGAATAAGGAAATGGACCGAATGAAGGGCTTTTCCCTTGTTTTCGCCGCGCCCACTCTGAGGCCCACACTTGGCAATCCCAAATGCCCCAAATGAATTTCCTATCTCGGACGCTTTGAAGCCATTCGCTTAACTGCGAACCAGCCATTTCACTTCGCGGTTTGGAATGCTCGAAACTCGTTCAAGGCCCCTTGCTTCAGGGAATTGACGCTTTAGGCCAAAGTCAGTCAACATGCGCGGCGAAGATGTATTTCTTCGAACAAATGGCCCTTCGCATGTAATGTTGATCCCGTATTGATCAGTCCCAGATCGTGAGACCCCCAAGTTATCAATGAAATTCATGTCAAACGGGATTGGTTCCCCGAGAGGTTGCCAATTATTGTCGAGGGCATCATCAAAAAATTGCAAGTAGCGCAACATTCTTTGACCTCGGATCTTCGTCTTGAAGTCATCGCGTACACGGCGGGCGTATTGAGATTCTAACGGAACGGTTGAGAGAGAAACGCTTGGAGCCGTAGTTGAGAATGACTTGGAAGCTGAGCCCGTAGTGATTGCGCCACCTACCCCATTCCACTCTACATTACCTGATGTGAAATTGTGCGAACCGTTCCAGAACGTCAAAGGACCGTCTGTCGTATCCGTTCTGGTTACAAGACACATGCGAACTGTTTCGCCGTCGATCTTCTTTTTTATTATTGCGTCAAAGTTCACAGCTTTATTCCCCATGAATCGGCCACGTCTTGAGCGCTTGCCTCATGCAAGTTTAAGTTTGGTTGTGAATAAATATTGCCGTCCGTATAAGGACTGACGCCCTCGCTATCAGTATCAAACCGCAAGAATGCTTGTGGGTGTTCGATGTTTAACGGCGTTGATGATCCTGCCTCGCGCCTCAACGGTGGCAAGAAATGAATTTCCTGAAACCCTGCACGGTCAATAACCTTTGTGATTTCGTGCAGCCCAAAGGGTGAAAACCTCATTCCCGCCCGAAGCACCGCATTGCCCTCTATCCGTACATTCATTGATGTTGCGCCGACCATCGTTACTTGGATTGGGTAGGCCTCAACAGTCGAAGACAAGAACTTTGTTCCGTCAGAAAATTGCGTTCCATCCGCAAAAACGCGCCGTTCATTTGTCCGCTCGTACCCTGCGGCAACCGCCGCTGCGTTATGGAAATAGTTGTGTAGACGAAGGCAGACAATCCCGCTTGTACCACCGACGCTGCTAAGGAAGTTGTCGAAATCCATCTTCTGGGATTCTTCAAGAATGTGAAGACCCATTGTAACAGACCAAGACGGCGGGACATTGATAACCCCCGGTCTTCTGGCCCCAATAGTCGTGCCCGGTTGGCTTGTCGTTGATTGAAGCGAGAACTTCAGGTTGCGGATTTTCAAAGTGTCAGGAAAAGAAACAATCTGAGACATTAGACAACCCGTTTCTGGCGTTCATCCAAGCCCTTATCATAAACCCGAATGTTATCGGTGCTTGTTTGGTCAGAGACAATTTTAACAAACGTCTCCAAGTTGCCGGACGTGTCCATGCTAGTTGTTGAATGGACATAAAGGTCCACCTGTTGAGGAGGTTGATTTGTATTCGCTGCGGTCCTCTCTGGGGTTACGTATGAATCCATATTTCCCCTAAGCGACTGGTTCGGAACAACATAACCGCTTTGATTTGGGACAATCATTTCAGGCCCGCGTTCACCGACAATGTACGCTTTTCCACTCTCGATAGGACCACCATCAGCACGGAATCCGCCAAAAATCGCTGATATTGCAGAAGTCAAGAAAGATCCGCCGCCTGTTCCTGAAAATCCAGAGGATTCCAGAGACTTAAGAAGCTGCGCTTTGATGTAAGCTTGAGTAAACGCAAGGCCCAACTCTATAACCGCGTCTTTGGCGCTCTTGGTTCCGTCAATCACGTCGTTGAAAAGAGTGCCAAACTTATTTCCGAGGTCACCATAAAGTTGTAATTCGAGCTCTAGAGCTTCCTGTTGTTTTCTATTCTCTTCGAGAATCTGCATCCGTAAGGGTATAAGTTCCCGAACCGCAGCAATTTCTTGCTGTGACGCATCCTTGCCTAAGCGACTGATTGCAGCACGTACAGCTCGTTCTTCAGCAAGTATTACAAGATTTCTCTGACGCTCTTCGCCTGACATAACTTGCACGTCAATTTCACGCCGCAAGTCTTGTATGAAAACTCTATTTTTTGCTCTTTGTTCCGTTATTCTTCTAGCGTCACGTTCAGCTCGCTTTGCGTTTGCTTCATCTTTTCGCCGCGCCTCATTAGCTGCCTTATTTGCGGATGCTTCACGCTCACGATCAAGTCTATTCAATTCCTTTGTGCGCTCTGTCAAAACTGCCGTTTCTTTTGCGCGTGCTATAACCGCGTCTCGCTGAGCCTCAAGTCCCTTTTGAATTATAGGGTCAAATCCGCTTGTATCACCTGTTGATTGATCAAATCTATTACCAGCGTTGGCTTGAGCAAGAGCGACGGGGTTATCACGGAATTGAGCCCTTGCCTGCGCCGCTTTAAGCGCCGAATTTGCATTATCAACTGCTGATCGCGCTGCTTCCGAAGCGTTAATCAAAGCTTTTTCCAAAGCTTCCGCCTGAGAAGTCGCCGCCGCAAGGCCAGGTTCTATATCCTGAGCGTTATTTGCTACCGTTATGCTTTCTTGACTAATTGAGATTAGTTGAGAATAGAGCTTTTCAGCAGTGTCATTCATTTCTTGAACACCGCCAGTTGCATCAAGCAACTCCTGACGGGTTTGACGGACAGCTTCGGCCTGTGCCTCAAAAGTCTTGGCCGCAATGATGCCCTCAAAGCTTTGTGCAAGAGCCTTTGACTGCGTCAAGGACACACCAAGTTCTTTTGCCATAGATTGAAGCGCGGCAGTTCTTGCCTGCCCGCGGCCTTCCACTAAGGCGGAGAAATCTCCAAATGCGGTTGCAGCAGCCAACGCGGTAGATTCAAATTGCTTCAAAGCCCTGGATTCAGAAAGGTCTTTTTGAACGGCATTAAGCTTGATGACTTCGGAGGTTAGTACCCCATATTCCTTTACAAGATCGGCGGTAGTTCGTCGTGCCTCCTTGCTCGCCTTAGCATATTCATCAACCGAGCTAGAAAGGTCTTCAATTGCATCTTGAGTTGTCTTGGCTTTTTCACCTGAACTCACAAGCCATTGAATAGCCGCGCCACCGAATCCGATGATTCCGATTGTTGCCAGTGACACAGGATTTATCAGGCTTGTAAACGCACCCGCCATAGCCGCGACCGCACCGCGTGCACCTTGCTGGCCCAAGACTTGGTTGATTTGTGTACCTTGTTGCAAGGCGATCTGAAAAGGCGACTGACCAGACGCCAGAGTAACACCAATATCGTTCAATTGTGCAGCAAGGTTTGCGGTCTGGAATGAACTAGACTTTTGAACTTTTACAAAATCATTCGTGATTTTTGTGTTTCGTTTCTGCGCTGAAGCGGCTCGATCAAATGACCCCGCGACTGTTTTAGCCGTAGCATCAACTCGCTTTCCAGCCGCATTAAGCCTGTCAAGCGAGGCTGCGCCTGAATCTGCATCTGAGGCATCAACTCTAAAACCAAGCGTTGCAATGTCCATGATGCCTCCTAATTAGAGCCAAACATCTGAAGAAATAACTGTGGCGTTAAAACTTGTGTTTTCGAAACCGGCTGAGCAGCTTGACGCTCTTCTTCGGTTGAATTGCAGAACAGCGTGAAAACACGGTCCATCTCTTCTATGCAACGCTTGAACAGCCTGTGTTCTCTGGGGTCGAGGTTATTGTTTGCCCACTTATCGATAACCATCGACGGGATAGGGCCGCAACGCTCTCCAACAATGCGATTTGTAGAAAGCTCCCAGAAAGCAACAACCCAAGGGCCGTAACCGTCTGGAACACTGATACCATCAAGGCCATAAATCTTATAACGGATGAACTCGCTTAAGACTTTCCCAATGCTTTAGCTTCCTCAGACTTTGAACGATCAATCACGCCTGCCGCATAAGTGATCGCGTCATTAAAAGCGCTAAAGTCAGGGTCCAAACAATACTTGCGAGCAGCTTCCTCAGAGTAAGGCACATCTTCACCGTTCTCCGTTAGGTTTTCCCATCCCAAGACAACAGCTTCAACATGAGCTTCAGCAAAGATAGTACGGCTTTGTTGAGACGTAATGGAGCCATCCTCTGCACGTTCCGACAAAGGTATGCTTCGCATTTTCTCTGCACGGCACTGCGTTGCGATCATTGAGTTATAACCCCGAACATTGAGGCGTAGATCACCCATGCCCGGGATATCATCAACCCATGCCCCGGCCTCAATCTTGGCGCTGTCGACCTTTTTAGAGAGAATGTCCATTAAGCAGCCACCGCGTCCACGATAACGACATTGGAGTTAATCTCCAAAGTGCCATTGAGCATCATAATCGTATTAGCGGAACCGCCCACTTCACGCGCCGACATGGCCAAGGCAACGAAATACAGAGTTGTTGGTGAAGACCCTACGTTTTCATTCGGCTTGTCAGGAAACTCGATTTTAAAGGCGTAGTTTCTCTTATTGCCGCCTTCCGCCGCTGCGCGAAGCGCAACCTGTCCGGCATCACCGGGAACAATAGCGAACTGGTTCTCCATTGAACCACCATTAGACGTTCCCTTTTGCTTAATGTCGCGCCCACGGTTAATGAGGGCTGTCGTAATCAGAGTGGCGGTATCACCAACCCCGCCCATAGTTTCCCATCCGTCGACCTCAACATACGTGAGGCCGTCAAGATCGGCGGCAACGAAATCGGTTGATTTATCATCGGTCTGATCACCAATGAAGATTTTACTATCTGCTACAGGCAATAGACCCATGACATTTATCCTTTAAGTTGGTTAGGAGGGGTAAACAGACCAAGCCACTGAAACTGGCGTTATTGATCTGCTATCTTCTTGAAGTTCCCCCGCAACTGACGGGGTTTGCATAATTCTGATTTGAAGTGCGCCCATTGAAAGGCGGGTTCCTCGCTTGAAGTGATCGGCTACTTGACCCGCAAGCAAAGCTGTTTTTGAGCTACCCTCTTTTGAGGGTCCATGAACACTGATTTGCAAAATACCGCGGCGAATAGGTTCAGCATCTTCCTTGACCACAACGTCCTCTGGCTGGTTGCGGAATGATTGGACCTCTAGATAAGTCTTTTTGCCACCTTTAAAAACAACATTAGGCCAAGCTATTTGCACTCCGCTTGGCAGGGACATTGCCTTCAAGTGTCCGAAAAGAGTATTGTCGATCTGCTCATAGATGTTAGCAGCCATTTTTATCCCAATCCGATTTTGTTAATGAACCAACCACTTTCAGACACAGAGGCCCATGAGAGGCTTTATGAAGCGATGATGCTGGTTCGTGTTGCAGGGAAGACGGAGCACGCTGACACGGCCCTCAGGGCTGCTTACGAGGCCTTAAACAGCGCTCAGATTGCTTTGCAGATGATTATTGATGTTAAGAACGGAGATCACGAACCACACCGTTGACGATTTGTTGCCAGTTTTGAACTGCCAGTCCGACAAAACGGCGTCCGGCCCTACCGTTGGCCCCATATTCTTGATGGCGGGCATAGTTGGCTGTGAAAATACCGTAAAGCGTCTGACCCCAATCAAAACCAGAGATAGCAACGGAAACACCGGAACTATCATAGGCAAATGAACCTGTTCCCGGGTTTGAAGTTACAGTTAAAGCGGGTGAGCCTAACGTTACTGTGAATGAAGCCCTTAGGAACCCCGTATCAACAGGAAGTCTTCCGCCCTTTGGAATTGGTTTTGTGACTTCATCTGTTAGCCGCTGAACACTTTCCTTCAGAACTATGTCCATTCGCTCTTTGGTCTCTCTGACCCATTGATCAACGGTAGCGCTGAACTCAGCCATTTAACTATTCCGTCTTAGATAGTTAATTCTGTAAACAGCACGACACCTACAGTTGACAATCTCTTCAGCGCCGCCTGATGGATCGTGCGGATGCCTCATTGATCGACCACGTGGGGTAATGAAGCTGTCGTTATATGAAACCGTTGTTCCATCCATAGTCGCATGAGAAAAGCGTACCCTGCTGCCTCCCACGCTATCCCAAGTCTTGGTTATCTGACTTGATGTAACCTTTCCGTCAGCAATCAACTGTTGCATTGCCTGGTCACTTGAGCTGGAAAGCGCGGCCAACGTTTCGGTCCTAGATATGGCCTCGCCCCGCGCCTTGAGCAGCCTGCCCTTGTATAAGGTAAGAAGGCGATCAGTTTGAGATTTCGTGAGGTCTTCACCCTTCTCTGATGCTTTCCTTATGATGCTATCAAAACGCTTGTCACGAAGCTTTCTAGCGAGAAACTTTCTGTACTCGCCATTTTCCAATTCTTCACGGGCTTTGTTAGCTGCCGCTATGTACTTGCTATGAAGGCCGATTGTTCCACCTTCACGATTCCCCGTCTGCCTGTTCAGTCTACCAATAATATTAAGAGCGGTAGTGCGGGGGTTTGCCCCTCTGCGAACACCATCTTCCAAAGCTAAACGGGTTTCTTGCAACTGCTCTGTGACGATCTCAGTTATCCGAGCACCAGCGACATTTCTAATCCATTGTTCAGCAGCGAAGTTTCGCTCATCAAAACGGAACACAAATCTTGAACCTTCAACGTCCCTTAAAACACCCAAATCATCAATCGCGGCTTTACCGCCATCAGCGTAAGCCTCTTGCAACAAACGCTCTAGTTCTGAGAATGCGGCCCGATCAATGTAGATGGCTTCTAACGCAGCCGTAACATTGCCGGATTTTAAAGCCTCAATAACCTTGCCAAGTTGAGCTTTGCTTGTGATCTCATTTATTGCAGACGCAAAGGCGCGTCGTACTTTAGGCTCCATATTTCCAAGAAGCTTTTCATATTCAGTCATGCTCTAACATTCATTTCCCAGAATATCGGAGTATCACCGGGCATCAGGGGCATAAGCGGGGGAACAATCGTGTATTCCTCACCATCAGGCCCAATGAAACCGTCATTGAGTTCAGGGATGACCGTCAGGCCCTCAACCGACATATAAACAAGTCGATCATTTTCCTGCACCAAAGTACCATCAATTCTGTCTAACTTGTGTTTAAGGAACACAGCTTTGACACTATAATTCGTCGGCGTCAGAGTTGGGTTGTGGTCTTCGCCAGTTGACAC